TTCTTATCCTTTACAAGGCACAAGATCTCTGCGTCAAGTGGATGCAGACCTTCAAGCATCTGAATGAACATAGTCTCTCTGCGAAGACCCTTAAGTTGGTCATTACCACCTTTACAGAAATTATAGAACCTAGTAAATTCCTTTCGGATAGTGGTTTTACCTTTCTTCATATCACCAATTCCTATAGAGTCACTCTGATTATATTCCATAGTACCAACTGCCTGAGCAATCTTGGTACTCAAAGTTCCTGTGGTAATCTGTTCATCCCTCATACTAGAGTAAGGAACTTCACCAGGAGGAAGCAAAGAAATCACACTCTCGTCAAAGTTCCAAATAAACAATGCCTTGAGGGAGTCGTGCTCATACTTTCTAAGGACTTCTACTCTCTTTGCTTTTGTCTTCTGCTTATTTACCAGAGCAAAAACTTCAAAAGTAAAAGGATTAGGTGGCAGTTCCAATGTTACTGATACTGCTTTTGGTTTAGGAGTAGACGATTTATTAATCGTCGTCTTCCTCGTCGTGGTCTTGGGTTTCGTAGTCATTTTCAAATCTTACAGCTAAAATTTCATCTGGTAATATATTACCATATTCGTCCAACATTTCAGGATGAATGTAGGGGAGTGCCTGCCTTTGGAATAATTCTCTTGCAATAAGTCCAATCAAACCACCAATAAGCAGAAATTGAACTGAGACAAGGGAAAACAGAGTTATAGTTGCAGCAGTCATAAACTTTCTCCAAGAGATATTTTTCTAATAAGTAAAGATACCTCAAACTTAAAATGAATCTCTCTTCCAAAGAGGGAGACCATCTTGGCGAACTTTATATAGTTGCCTTTTTGAGGTTTAGGTCTATCCCCCAATAGTAATTCTACACCTTTATTTATTGATAAGTCAGAGAAGTTTTTCTTCCCTGAGGAACTTGATTGTTTCACTAGATCCTCCAATTTTCTTTTGGTCCGCTAGAATTTGGGGAAATGATGTACCATGTCCGAATTCATTAAAGAATTCATCGGGGGTGAAGTCTCTTCCAAGTTTATATTCTACAAACTTTTGTTCAGTTAGTGTGAGTACCTGAACGACCTTATCACAATATGGGCATCCTGGTTTTGAATATACAATAAAGTTCATTGTTGTACCCCCTTCCAATCATTTTCAAAGATTGCCATTCCCATATCGGTAAGGATATGATCATGCATCTGTTCAAATATAGAAGGTGGCATAGTTACTACACTAGCACCATTATACCATGAACGGACAGCACGTTGAACACTACGAATAGATGCAGAAAGTACCTGAGTAGGAGCACCCTGGATACGATACAGTTCAGAAATAGAACGTACAACTTCTAGACCTGCTACTGATTGGTCATCCAATCGTCCTACGAAAGGTGACACATAATATGCACCTGCTCGTGCTGCAAGGATTGCTTGAGCAGCAGAAAAGATAAGAGTAACGTTAACACGGATGTTATTGTATGATAACTCGCTACAAGCTTTAAGACCTTCACGAGTCATAGGAACCTTAACAGTGCAAGGAAACCCAAATGTTTCAAATAAACGGCGACCTTCTGCAATCATCTCATCAGCATTACCCATCACTTCCATGCTGATATCTCGGATACCCATATCCTTGATCTCTTGATAAACATCATCAGGTTTACGACCACTCTTCATAATTAGAGTAGGGTTGGTGGTGATGCCATCAATCAAACCAGTATCATTATATTTACGAATCAGTTCTGTGTCTGCGGTATCCAGAAAAATCTTCATTTGAGTCTGTTTAAAAGTTCTCTCTCGTCATTATATAGAAACTTCATATCTTTGTCAAGAAAGTATTCAATTCCTATCACGACTTCTGGTAGCAACCATTCATGTACTGGTATACATGCTTCCCAATTCACAGGTTGAATACAATTCATAACCACCACTGACCAAAAAGCAGTAGTATAATTAATAATACTAGTCATATTATTCGACTTCCCCAATAATCCACGATCTCATACCAAATGGAGTGTCAGCAATCAAAGTTTTAGTATGATCTACAACCTCTTGCGGTACGACTAAACAGAATCCAATACCACAATTGAATACATTTCTCATCTCTTCCTCAGCAATGTCTCCTGCCTTCTGAATCTTATTAAAGAGTTCTGGTCGTTCCCAAGCAGACCAATCAACATCAACTGTAAGACCTGCTGGAAGGCACCTAGGAAGGTTCTCAGTCAGTCCTCCTCCTGTAATGTGTGCCATGCCTAGAATAGGAACCTCATCCAACAGGTGCTGTATGAGACGGGCATAGATGGTGGTTGGCACCAACAGCTCTGGCATCTCCTTGTAGTAGATATAATTTCTCCACAGCATATCATTAATAAGAGTGTATCCATTACTATGAAGTCCACTGCTTTCAATACCAATGACTACATCACCAGGTCTGATGTTACTACCATCTACAATCTGATTCTTCTCTACAATACCAGTACAGAACCCAGCAAGATCATAATCATTTTGTCTGAAATGTTCTGCGGTTTCTCCACCCAGTAGTTCCATACCAGCCACCACACAACCAACATTAATCCCATACACAATATCACTGACATTAGCATCAAGTGATTTAGTAGAGATATAATCTAAAAAATATAATGGTTTAGCNCCAGAACATATAACNTCATTGACGCACATAGCAACAAGATCTTGCCCAATAGTGGTGTAATCATNAGCAATTCTACAGATATTCATTTTAGTACCAACACCATCAGCACCAGATATTAATACAGGTTTCTCATATCCTGATGGGANCTCCATCATTCCANTGAANCCACCAATCTTAGGTGNTAATACCTTNAGATACTCTACAAAGGAACGTCCTTTGATAATATCAACNCCAGAAGTTTTNTAGTCCATTANTGAATTTCTCCTTTTGCAATTTGTTCACGACGTTTTAGTTTCCATACTATGTAATCCATTGTTGGGATACACATAGGATTCCAACCAACAAATGTTGTGGATTCCTTACTTGGGATCTTCCAACAGGGAGCATCATCATTGTCAAGGTCTAGTGATTCACGGTATGCATCATCACCATACATAACAACTGCTCTCTCTGCTTCATTCAAACTCTTGAAACAGTCAAAGCAGTTCTTTCTAATCTCCTCGGGGATTTCTTGTTTCATTTCACAACAACTTCCCAAGCTTTCTCAAATTTATCATCCCAATTTTCAGTATAAACTGGAAGGAAAGAATTTAGTGCATAGCAAATGTCAACAATTTTCATTTGATTTTGTTCATCTACAGCTTCTTGTAGTTGATCAAGAAGAAATGAGAATGTATTAATCTGATTGAATGACTCTTGAAGGTCATTCATTACTGTCCAGGTTTTGTTATCTGTCATTGGATTGCAAACGCAGCTGCTGAATAGTAATAATCAAACATAGCATATCCTTTACACTTTGCAAGTGACATATTATCAATGCGTTCTACAAGAGTATGATGTGATGGTGGATTACTATTAGGATCAGAAAAATACCTATAGAAAGAACTACCACTAGGAGGCACTTCTCTTTTCAAGTTTTCTTTTAACTCCATCATTGCATAGGCATTTTTATAGTTTTCTAATGCTTGATAAAAGTTTTGCATGGTCATTGAATAGCAAGTGGTTGTAGTCGGTCAAGGATCTCACGATAGGCAGGAACAATATCACCCTCATCCTTCCTGAATAGATCCTTATCAAATCTTTCATCACTACCAATCTTCCAGAGTCTCATACTATCAGGACTGATCTCATCTGCAAGATATAAATCACCGTGAGCATCATAACCATACTCAACCTTAAAATCTACAAGATCAATACCCAAGATATAAAACATCTGACGGAGGTAATCATTAATACGCAATGTCATCTCAATGAAAGGTTCTGGATCATATCCCATTAGTTTTACACGATCCTTTGTAAGTAGAGGATCATGCTTGCTATCATCCTTCAGAAAGAATTCAACAATTGGATGGGGTAGTGAGTAACCTTCTTG